ATGGAATCCAGCAGAATTGGATTTTATGGAAGGATCTAGGGAATTATGTAGAAAGATTGCCTTTGCTTATGGTGTTCCTCCCATGCTTGTGGGTATACCTGGGGACAATACTTTCAGTAATTATAAAGAAGCTCGTATGGCTTTCTGGGAAGATACTATTATTTTTTATCTTAATCTTCTTAAAAATGAATTAACTGCTGGACTTCTGAAAGAAGAGGAAGATCATTTTTTTGATTATGATCTTAATGATATTCCCGCTCTTGCACCCAAACGGGAGAAGAAATGGGAAATGGCAGAACGCTCTGACTTTTTGGAATACAATGAAAAGAGAAGACTTGCTGGATTTGAAGAACGACCGGATTGTGGGGTTATCCTTGTTCCTACTACTTCTGTTCCCATTGAAATGGCAGGAAAACTTGCTATGGCCCAGGTAGAGTCACAGAATAAACCACAAGGAGATCAAGGGGGAGGAACCCCTCCTCCCAAAGTTCCTAAGAAAGAAGAGGAAGAATTTGATACAAAGGATATACAACGGGATGCAGAACCCGTAGAGGAGAAACCCTTACCCAATGAATTTTCCTGTCGTTTGAGAGATCCCAATCAGTATACTTCTTTTGCAAGAAAAAATAATGCGGGAAAGGTTGATGGAAAACGAATAGATTTTATTTTTGGAATAAAGGGTAAAAAATCAGAGAGACAGGCTATTCGATATCCAAAGTCAGAGTGGTCTAAAGCTGAAGCTCAAAGCCATTGTAATACGCATGATCATATCTCATTTGAGTAATGGAGGAAGATATGGAAATATATACAGCACCATTTGTTTGTGAATCAAAAGCGGGAATTCCTGATGAGAAGGGTTATTTCGAGGGGTATGGGTCCACATTTGGAGGAGATCCTGATAGTGGGGGAGATGTTGTAGTACGGGGGGCTTTTTTTGAATCTCTTATTAAAGGTGGGAGGAATGGTTCTGGAGTAGCAATGCTTTGGCAACATGATCACAAGCAGCCTCTTGGTGTTTGGGATTCCCTGGCAGAGAATGAGAGGGGACTTAAAGTGGCTGGTAGGCTGGCTTTAGGAACCCAAATAGGAGATTATGCACATGTTGTAATGAAGATGAAAGCACTTCAGGGGTTATCTATTGGATATGATACAATTGAAGCAGAGCCGGGAAAGGGAAAAATAAAACGACTTCTAAAGAAAGTAGAGTTATGGGAGATATCTCCAGTAACTTTTGCTATGAATACACGAGCAAGTATAACAAGGGTAAAATCTTTGGCAGAAGCAAAGACTCCGAGAGAATTGGAAGATGCCCTGCGGGATGCAGGTCTATCTAGAGAGGAAGCGAAGTATGCTATAAGCATTTGCCGTCAAACTCTGCGGGAAGCAGAAAAGGATGATGGTAAGAGTTTATCTCCGATGACGGAGATATTAAAACTCACACAAGAACTCAATGCTCTCACGGTTCAGCAATCTGTTAAGATGCATATAAATTCGCTATTTGAAGAAGGAGGACGTAGAAATGGCTGAAATGCAATACACCGAAGTAGAAAAAGCTGTCCTTAATGAGATTAAAAATCTTGGGGACAACACAAAGGCCAATCATGAAACAATGCTGAAAAACTACGAGAATCTGAAGAAACTTGTAGATTCCAAACCAGATGATGTGGTTATTAAAACGCACATTGATAAGTTGGCAGTAGATGTTTCTGTTCGACAAGATGATTTGGATAAAAAATTTGCTGCTTCTCAAAAGTCTGTTCAGGATAGAATAGACCAGATGGAAGTTGCAATGAAACGCCCTGGATTTGGGGGGAGTATGGATCCCAATCTGGCTTTGGAAGAAAAAGAAGCTCTGGGTTGGCAGAGATCTTACATGTCTCTGCAGAATAAGGAGGGGGTTACGTTTGAGAGGTTTAAAAACATTAAACCGAACGTGGAACTCTATCGTCAGTATAAAGATGTCTTCGAAGGTTTTTTGAGAAAGGCTGGTGATGAGAGAAATCTTGCTGCTGAAGAACATAAATTACTCCTTACCGGATCCGATCCTGATGGTGGATATCATGTTCCTACTGCAATGTCGGCTCGGATTATAGGTAAAGTATATGAGTCGGACCCCATCCGTCAAATCTGTACGACTGAAACCATATCTACGGCTGCATGGGAATGTATGGTTGATCAGGATGAAGCTGGTTATGGGTGGGAAGGTGATACTGTTGCTGGAGCTGAAACTTCTACTCCGAAAGAAGGGAAGAAACGGATTCCCGTATATACCTTATATGGAAAGCCTAGAGCTACCCAGACTTATCTGGAAGACAGTGTAGTCAATGTAGAAAACTGGCTGGCTGATAAGGTTGCTTCTCGTTTTGCCAGGATTGAAGGGGCTGCTTTTGTAACTGGTAATGGTGTGGGATCTCCCAGGGGCTTTCTTACCTATGGAAATGGTACGACTACGGGAACGATTGAGCGAGTTAACATGGGTAATGCCTCGGCTCTTACTGCCGATGGTTTTATTGATGTAAAATATCACCTTACCGAATATTTCTTGAATCAGTCAACGACTTGGCTTATGGCTCGGGGAACTGTTGCTGCAGCTATGAAGTTGAAAGATGGTTCTGGGGATTATATATGGAAACCGAGTCTGATTGCAACGGATCCTTATTCTACTATCCTGAATAGTCCTGTAAGAATGTCAGCTTCCATACCGGCAGTAGCGGTTGGAGCACTGTCTGTTGTAATTGGTGCTTGGAAAGAAGCATACACCATCGTAGATAGGATAGGAATTACTCTGCAGAGAGATCCCTATACTGTCAAACCTCTTGTAGAATTCTACTTCCGAAAAAGAGTTGGTGGGGATGTTTGTAATTATGATGCCATTAAAATTGGCGTAATCGCTGTATAAGGAGGAATGCAATGGAACAAGGTGTAATAAAACGAGATGGTTATTCTGGATTCAAATTCTTCCAGTGTATTGAACCACAGGATATTGTTGGGGGAACAGCAGCTACAGGTACTGCAGTAGACACTCAGGGATTTGAAACGGTTACCTTTGTAGTGAATGTGGGGTGTGATACAGGAGGTGGTGCTCTGTCTGCAGATAATAGATTCCAGCTTCGTTTGGAGCATGGGAATTCTATAGCGGGTGGTGGTATTACTTGGTCTGAGGTGTATCCCTCTCAGATGCTGCATAGTGTTGTTGGAGCTGGTGGAGCTTATTCAACATTGAATAGCGGTATCTTCCAGAGTATTGGTTCCTGTACTGCTGGAGAGAGTTATGCATGTCAGTGTTATGCTGTTGGATATGTTGGTCCGAGAAGGTGGGCAAGAATTGTTATTTCTGATGTGGGGATTCCTTCCACAGCATCCATGGGATGTATAGCAATTCTTGGACTTCCTGCAAATTGGCCTGTATCCAATACTACGATATAGGTAAAGGAAGGGGGGAGAGGAAAGAATTTTTCCTCTCCATATCCCTATTTTTAATTAGGAGGAAAAAGAAATGCCAACGGCTAATGTAAATATTGCTCTTAAACAAGGGGGAAATGAGTTTGTCTTTTACAACACCACCCTTGATTCAGAATTGACAGTAACGGCAGAACAATTATATAATTATATGAATGAGATGAGGAGACAGCACACCCACAGTAATTTGGTGGTGGCATCCACAGCTTCTACTACCGTTCTCTCTGTCAATATTGCTTCTTATGCAAAATGGATTACTGTTTCCATGACTTCTAATCTTGCTGCAGGATCACTCTTTCTTATGTCAAATCCCCGAGCAGGAATGGAATTATGGATTCACTTGATTAACCCATCTGCTTGTATAAGTGGTGTTGTAGTTGTATCCTGTTCTGGTGTAAGTCTGGTAAATCAGAGGGGATCAGATCACTCCCGATTTACAATGATTAATTCAACACCTTCTTCACCATATGTTCATTTGGTATGTAGAAACAATGATGAATGGGCTGTTGTTGAGGTTGGTCCAACGGAAGCAGCAGTAACTTTCACATAAAAAAGGAGTGGTTTTATGAGAGTAAAGATGAACATTACTGTAATGGGGAGTCCTGATGGGATTCTTGTACAGCAATATCTTGGGGGGAAGATTTATGATGGTCTTCGTGATAATCTTCCTGATAGTCTTGCAGAAGCTTTCCTTAAAGCAGAACTCGCTTCTATTGTGGCAGATGAGCCAAAAGAACCTGCCCCATCAAAAACAAAATCTATGGAGAAAGTTCCAGAGAATAAAGGTAAAGATGGGGAAGGAGAGGTAAGGAAACGAGGACGAAAGAGTATTAAGGAAATTATGAAAGAAAAACTTCTACGGGCTGAAAAGGAGAATGAGGATAAAGATTTAGACGAAGATGGGGATGGAGATGGAGATGGAGAAATTCTTAAAGATGAGGAGAAAGTATAAATGATTGAATCTGCACCTCTTCCAAAAAAAGCAAATAGGATTTTTACTCTTGTTACTGCCCCTTCTATAGAACCAGTGACAGTAACAGAGATGAAGGATTATGCTCGTATTGATGGTTCTGATGAGGATACAGCTTTAGGTTCTTTTATTACTGCAGCTCGTCAGGCATCAGAACTGTATACACATAGGGCTTTTTTGGAACAGACGTGGAGGATTTCGTATGATTGGTGGGAGGATATGGCAATTGAATTACCACGTCCTCCCCTTATTTCTATTACAAAAGTGGAAACTGTGGATGAGGATGGGATAGCAACTCTTTATGCAGCTTCTAATTATTATGCTGTAACGGATGCTACTCCAGGGAAGATTGCCCTTCGAATAGGGGCAACTCCTCCCACTAACTATGACAGGGATGTTGCTGGTTATCGAGTGACCTATCTTGCTGGATATGGTTCTTTGGCAACTTATGTTCCTGAATTATTAAGATTGGCAGTGAAACAATGGGCCGTGGTTATTTATGAGGAACGGGCTATGACACCAGACCCACCTCCAAATATAAAAGTACTCTTAGATCTTTATAAGGTGTGGAACTGATGGGGTACATGGCTCCAAAACTGAAACAGAGAATACAGATATGTATTCCAACAGAAACTCCAAATGAACGGGGAGGGTTTGATCGTACTTATGAAACAATAAGAACGGTATGGGCTGAAAGGAAGTCTTTGCTGACAAAGTTTTTTCATTATGTTAATTTTATCAATGCACAGAACGTACAAAATGAATTGGTTACAGAAGCATTTGTTGTTCGAAATGAGGCCGTTCGAAGTTTGGGAAGACAATTCAGTGTAGCCTTTTATTCTAGTTTTGATTCTATTGAGGATCTTAATCCATTGAAAGGCAATTATTTTATTTTCATGCAGCGGAGTTCTACAGTAAAAGGGAGGCTTTATCAAATTGCTGCTATAGAAAAAGATGATGAATATCGGGAACACTTACTTATCAGGTGTAAGGAAATAGAAGAAAAAGGAACTGGAGCACAAGAGGCGTATCCATATGTATCAAGTTGATGTTATTATTGGCCCAAAATTCCGAAGGACTGTCGCTGAACTGAAAGAACTGCCCAGAGAAGTTTATAAAAATATTAGGGTGGGCTTCAAAGAAATCGGGGAGATGGTTCAGGAACGTATTCGAAACTCTATGTCTCATACTGTTCATGCCCCCTGGTTCTATTCCAAGGGAGGACAGCGGTATAGTCCTTCCAGACCCCATTTCCCCCCTGCTGTACAGGAAGGAATCCTTTACAGAGCAATTGAGGAGAGGGTGAGTGGAACCTATCCTGAAGCACAGGTCCGTATTGGTCCTGATGCTTCTCCAGAAGTATATTATGCTAAATATTTGGAGGAAGGAACTTCTAAGATGATAGAACGTCCTTATCAACATCCAGCATTTGTACAAACGAAAGATGCTATAATACAAACTATACACAGAAAAATAAATCAGTCCGTGATTCGTGTAGCCCAGGGGAGATAATATGCGATTAGGTCCAGTTGTATTAAAACTTCGTTTAGCAAAAACCTCTTTTGGGAATATGTGGGGTGGTGCTGCTGAACTGGATTTAGCTACAAAACACCCTCTTAGGGGGGAGATGGGATTTGTTGTTCCTGTTATGGATGATTGTCGTCCAAATGAATATGACACTGGAATAAACCAATATGTTACTGAGCAATTTGGGGTAATTGTAGCAGTAAAGAACGATTCCTACCAACAGGATAAATCTGGGCTTACATCCTATGACCGTATTCATGATATAAGGAATGAAATTTTTGGGGCTATCTTGGGATGGGAAGTTTCTTGGGCAGAAAGCCTTATTTATTATCGGGGGGGATCTCTCTTATTGATGGATCCTGCTTTTTTATGGTATATGTTTAAGTTTGAATATGGGGTCCGTCTTCTTCAAAAAGGAAGAACAGCTACTATTCCTGGAGCAGAGCTGGTTGAACGGGATGTTATTGGAATATCCACCATAACGGATGCAACTCCAGCAGCGATAACTGCATTAGTTGAAAGCATGGTGGGTGTGAATGAAGAGGGAAAATTGGATACTTCCAGACTTACTGATTTTGATACCCTATATATCAACTATGTTCTTGGTGATGATGTTCGTTTATTTGATGGGAGTATAACTCATCTCCCCCTTGATGATGGGTATCCTGATGTACGTTTGCCAGATTCCGCTCAATGGATTGATCTTACCCAGAATCTTAATGCAGGTGCTTTCTGGAGAGCTTTTGAAAATGCATTCTATACTTTTAAGACTACCACATAAGGAGGAAATGGAGAGATGGGAGCAGAAGAAAAATTTATAATACCACTGAAGGGACTTATAGTTCGGGATCCCCGATCTAAGAACATCCTTCCTGAATGTGGAGCAATAAAGCCATGGATTGGTCCTGAAGGACGTTATTGGAGGAGACAGGTTGCTGTTGGTTCCTGTAAAATGTTGGAAGAAGCCCCAAAACAAAAAACAGTTAAGGAAGTAGTACAAGGAGAAACAAGTTTCAGCCAGAAAAAATTTAATGGAGAGAAGGAGGTAAAATAAATGGCTATAACTTTTAATAATATTCCTACGACAATACGGACACCCAATGTCTATTTGGAAGTGGATAATTCTCGTGCTTTGAAGGGTTTGCTTGCAAATCCCTATAAAGTACTTATTGTAGGACAGAAAGTATCAGAGGGAGCTGGAGTAAATGATGTGTTGTATGCCATTACAAAAGATGGTCTTGCAAATGGTTATTTCGGTCCTGGAAGTATTCTTGCCAGGATGTGTAATGTGTTCAAACTGAATAACCAAAATACAGAATTATATGCTGTATCTCTAAGTGATCCTGCAGGTGGTGTGGCTGCATCAGCAACAATTAAGTTTTCAGTTGCTCTTTCTGCAGTAGCTATTGGAGGTAGTTTATCGGGAACAGAACCTATTTATATGTTGGTAAACGGAAAACCAATATATGAAACCCTATATAGTGGTTGGTCTGTTAAAGATATTAACAGTGCTATCCAATCAACCATCAATGCAGATTCAACCCTTGCAGTAAAGGCTTCTACAACGGTTGCATCAGCATTAAATTTAATTGCAGTAAATGTGGGTTCTTGGGGAAATCTCCTCAGTGTTCGTTTCAATTTTTATGAGGGGCAATCTTATCCCACAACCATGAATGATTCTGTTCCCACTATTTTGTCTTTTGCTGGTGGAGTTGGTTGTGCTGATGTTGGAGATGCATGGGCTGTTGTTGATGGGCAGCAATTTCAAATTATCATCAGTCCCTATACTGATTCAGCAAATATGATTGAATTGAAGGATGAATTAGCTGACAGATTTAAACCGGATGAGGATTTATGGGGACATGGAATTACAGCTTATCCTGGAACTCAGGCAAGTTGTACAACCATAGGAAATTCCCATAATTCCCCCCATGTTACTATGATAGGGGCTTATAATTCCCCCACTCCTCCCGAGGAATGGGCTGCAGCTCTTGGCGCAGTAGCAGCAGCAAAATTGAATGACGATCCTGCTCGTCCGCTTCAATTTTTGAAACTGGCAGGAGTTATTGCCCCAAATGCTACGGATAGATTTTCTCGGGCAGAAAGAGATATTCTTCTGTATGATGGAATTGCTACCTGGATATGCGATACAGAAGGAAATGTCATGATTGAAAGGTGTATCACGACATATAAAACCAATGTTTTGGGTTTAGCTGATTATTCTTATCTGGATATTGAAACCCTGGCTACTCTTGCTGAAATACGATATCAGTACAAGGCGAGAATGCAGACCAGGTTTATCCTTCCAAGATATAAATTGGCAGATGACAGTTTTCCTGTTCCTCCAGGAGCATATATTGTAACTCCAAAAACTATTCGTCAGGAAACGATAGCTTTATTTGGAATGTTACAGGATAAGGGTCTTGTGGAAAACTTGGAAGATTTCATTACCAATTTGATTGTGGAAAGAAATGCAGCAGATAGAAATCGGGTGGATGTACTTCTTCCTCCAGATTTGGTGAACCAGTTTAGGATATTGGCTGGTGTAATTCAATTTATTCTGTAAGATAAAGTCTTGGGGAGAGGCTTTCCTCTCCCCATTTATTATTAAAGGAGGAAAGTTATAATGGCAAAAATTACGGGTCGAGTAGAAGTTCTGGTGAATGGGCAATTACTTCTTTCAAAAACAGGGGCTACTGCTTCAGGAATAGGTCTTTCTGGAAAACCTGCTTTTAAATTGAAAGAGGTTCTTGGTGATACGGGTTTACATGGTTTTGTGGAAGAACCTGTTGTAGCAAAATGCGAAGTGAAAGTTACTGATAGGGATGATGTTCGTTTAGACACTCTTTGTCAGATTAATGGGGATGGAACTGTAATCTTTAGAGCTGCGGGTGGTGGGAAAGTTTACACTATGAACAATGCTACTTGTACAAGAGATTTACAGGTAACTGCAGGAGAAGGAGAAACATCTCTTACTTTTATGGGAGCATATTGGACAGAAGCTGTCCAAGCATAAATATAATAAAAGGAGTTTTTTATGGCAACTACGGAAAAGCAACCGTATAAATTGATTTATCCGATAATCCTGGAGCGGGAAGGAGGAAAAATCATTACCGTTGAAGAAGTTACCTTGGAGAGAATGAAAGCAAAGCATTTGAAATTGATGCCCCCCATGGGGGAAGATTCCAAGATGGAACCGGCTGCTATGCTTCCCATTATAGCAGCCTTAACAAACCTTGAAGTAGATATTATTGAGGAGTTTGATATGGAGGATATCACTCCTATCATGGAAAGCATAAGCAATTTTTTAGGGAAGGACAAATCCCCGAAAACTGGGACGAAGTAATATGGACTGTGGAGTTCATATTCAAGTTTCCCAATATATGGGAGATGGATGTTGAGGATTTGTCTTTCTGGTCGAAAGGAGCACGTTTTATTACAAAAGCGTATAGCCCTGCAATAGGTGGGATGTAAAAAGGAGAAAAATGGCAACAACAGCCTCATTTCTTGACATAATGGTTCGTTTGAGGGGAAATGTTGATGGAAGTTATACTTCCATGCAGAACGATCTTGGACGACTTTTAGGTTTTACCTCTCATGCTCAGGCTCTGCAGAGTGCTCGTAACATGCGTATGATAGGAAGAGAACTCATGTTTAGCATGACTCTTCCTATCATCATGTTAGGGCGTTCTATTATTCGAACAGGAACCGCCTATGATACCCATATGAATGCAATTCGTGGTGCTTCCCAGGCTACTGCTGACGAAATGGAAAAAATGAACGGTGCTATGATGAATATGAGCAGAGCATATCGTATGGGACCCGTTGAAGTGGCTGCTGGTATGGAACGTCTTGCTCATTCTTATGGTGAATCCTTCAGTTCTGTTGCTGAGATGACAATGTTTCTTCCTCATGCTATTGAACTTTCCATAGCATCCCAACAAAGCATGGAAGTTTCTACTCGTTCTCTCTTGAATGTTATGAATCAATATCATGTTCGAGTACAAGATGTTGGAATTGTAAATGATATCCTAACAAATGCTTTTATAAATACTACGGCTGAATTACCTGACCTTATGATGGGTTTACGACAGACAGGAGCTGTTGCTTTTCAATTAGGGTTATCCCTAAATGATACGGTAACTGCTATAGCATTACTTCGTCAAAGTGGGATGAGTGCCAGTCAAACAGGTACAAATCTTCGAAACATGTTATTCCGTCTGGTTGCTCCTGCAGGACAAGCCAGGGAAACTCTTCGTAGGGTGGGGGCTACCCTACAAACAAATGCAGATGGAACAACCAATTTGGTAGGAACCATTGCACGACTTCGGGATCTCTACGCACGGGGGGCTTTATCTAGAGCAGATATACTCCAAATAGGTGGACAAAGAGGTGGGGCATCAGCCCTCCTTACCTTCCTTCAAATGTCTTCTGAACATTTTGAAGAATTTTCTCGTAATACACAATTGGCAGGGACAACCTCCCGTTATGTTCAACAACAATTAGCGGGTCTTCCCGGAGCAATGATGAGATTAAGTTCATCCTGGGAACGATTGAAATTATCCTTTACCCGAGGAGAATTGGGTAAAATTTTGGGTGATATTCTGGGTAAATTTGCCACCCTTGTAGAATATTTTGAAAGCTTGTCTCCAGCAACAAAGAAATTTCTTATGTATTTTGTACTGGCTTGTGCTATTATGCCTATTCTTATATATTATACGGGGGTTCTTCGGACTGTTTTCCTGGCACTTCCTACAGCAATACGGGCTGTTGGTCGTGCTATGACGCTTCTTGCTGCCCACCCTATAATAGCAATATTGATGGTAATTGCTATGTTGGTTATTTATCTTCGAAATAAATGGCTTGATTTTATAGCAGCAGCGGAATCAACCCCCAATATAACAGAAGAACTTGGGGGAATGATTGTTTTCTTTACAGATTTATTTGGTTTTATATTGGATGTTGTTCAGGCTTTTTGGTGGGTAGTTGATGCAGTCGATGGGGTAATCTCCTCCCTCGGAGAAATGAAGAAATATTTCCAGGCTATTGGGGAACTTGCTGTAGCTATTCAAACCGGGGATTTAACTGCTATCAGAGCTGCAGGTACTCGGGTAATGTCTGCATGGAATACCGCTCAAACAGCTATAGGTTCCCATCAAGAAGGAAGTAGGTTGTTGACAACGGGGCAATTGTACCAATGGGGACGGGGTGGATTGGCAGGACAAAACCCATCCAATCCTTGGTTCATTGCTTCCCAACAGGAAGGTAATAACCCCCCACTTTTGGGCATGATGCAGATGTTGGATGATATTCGCAGTAATACAAGGCAACAAAGAGGAAGAGGAAGTGGGCTTGATTTCTCTCGTTCACCTTTCCTGGCTCCTATTGTTTATACAGGGTCATCTCCATGGCATTATGGAATGTCTCCTGCAATACCGAGGTAAAGAGGTAATAAATGCTTCCATTAGGATTTGGAACAACTTGGAGAGATAACCTATCTGATGCTTCCTTTAGGGGGGCAAAGTTTAAGGTACTTACCTCGGAAACATCCATAGGTAGGCGTATTCGATCAGATGTCATGACATCTCATAATATTGTGCATACAGATGAACAGCGAAGACAAAGACATGTTTCTGCCTCCCGAGTTGTAGGAACCAATCCATTATCTGCTTTCGAAATACGGGGTGGTGGGGATCGTGCTGCAAGACAGACACCCTCCAGAGTGGTTTCAAGAACTACAGTAGTAGAACAATATGCACATATTGTTATGGATTTAGGAAGAGAGCCGGAAACTTTCCAATTGGAAGGTTATGTTATTCAGAATACTGAAAACAATTTTGATTATTTTAGGGAACGAGATGCTTTAATTGAAGCACTGAATACTTATGGTCCTGGATTGCTGACCCATCCCTTCTATGGAGAACTGGATGTTCACCTTGCAGAACCGGCAGAAGTGTCTGAAAGTTTTGCTGAAGGTGGGATTGCCCGTTTTAAAATGAAGTTTGTTGAATCAGGAAGTATCAACCTCGAAAATATTCTCCCTGAATACATGTATAGAATTGACTCCCTTGCTGATCTTTTAAGTGAATTGGGATTGGATACTTTAGCTTCTGCAGTAAGTGGTGTTATGGATGCTGTTGCTCTAGCAGGGGCAGCCGTAGAAGCATTAGAGAAGATTCAACAGGGAATAAATGCTATAAAGGGAGCTATTTCCTCTGCAATTGCAACAGCAACTGGATTGGTAGCGGGGATTCTCAGTATGATTGATACTGTATTGGATTCTCCCTGTGAGATGCTTCGGATGATAAAGGAAGCTACCCAGGCTTTTAAAAATATTGTGGGTCTTGCTGGAGAGGTTGTATCTGGGGGAATTGTTGGGGGATGTTCGGGACAAACCCAGAGTAATAAAGAGAATTATGTTTTAGATGGAACTTCAATTCCAGAAGATATGGGAGTATCTGTTACTACTGGATTGGTTGAAGTAACTGATTATGAAGATGATAATTTTGGGGAAGCAACTACTTCTACTGATGGAACAATAGCACAAGTCATCATCTCAAACACATTAAAATTCTTCATCTTTATTGTAGTTATACAAATCTCTATTCGAATTGAATTTACCAATAAAGATGCTCTTCTGGATTTTATTGAGAAAATAACTGATTTTATTGATGCTTTCCTCGATGAACTTGGAAGCCAGTCTGCAGATGTAAAAAATGACGACATCTTTGTTTATATGTCCCTATTACGGAATGAATTTGTTTCCTCTATGTATGGAAAGGGGAAGGATCTTACCAAACTTACTACTTATGTAATTCCCCAGGATGCTCCCCCGGTATTGGTTATAGCATATAATCTGTATGAAGATATTTATCGTGATCAGGAGATAATTGATCTTAATCCTTTGGTTATAACTCATCCGGGATTTCCTCCTCCAGGGGAAACCCTCCAGGTTTCGGAGTTTTAATATGTCTGTTGTTTCTGTAAAGGTAGCGGGAAGGGATTTTTCTTTTTGGAATAAAGTTCAAGTTTCAAAAAGCCTGAATTCTATGGGCAATTATTTTGTTGTCTCCTGTGGTAACTATTTTGTGGGGGAGAATAATAGCTGGAATATAAAAATGGGGGATGCCTGTGAAATACTTGTCAATGGTATTTCCCTATGTAAGGGGCTTGTAAAGGACTTACAGATAATGTATTCTCCCCAGATGTGTTCTTTGGTTTTAATAGGGGTTGATGAAGTATCCGATCTTATTGATTGTTCTTTTGCACAGACAGTAAATGAATGGAAGAATCAATCAATAAAATCCATTATTGAGAACCTATGTTCCCCATTTGATATTGAAGTATCAGTTGCTACGGATGCTACTTCAATAGTTTCTCGTGTTTTGGAATCATTCAAAGCGGATGAGGGGGATACCGTAAGTGATATTATCATTCGTCTTTGTAGAGATTATGGTGTTCTTCCCATTAGTTTGGGAGATGGTTATTTAACAATTACAAGGGCAACTCCAACGGCTGTTACAGTAGATACTCTACAACTTGGGGGAAATGTTACTGTTGGCAATTATATGTTAAATGATAGTGATAGATTTTCTAATTACATTGTGAAGGGAATTGGACAGGGATCAGA